GGCTCTCATTCGGGCGGTGCACCGATGACTACCGGATGGGGCGGCGCGCGCGAGGGAGCGGGGCGTCCGCGTACGTCTCCCGACGGACAACTGCGGAAACAAAGGCAGACGCGGGCCTCTGATGATGAGTGGGAGCTCATCCGAGCTTTCGCGGCTATCGTTAAGAAGGACCCCGAGCGCGCCGCGCGCATGATGAAAACAGAGTAACCGAGAACGCAAAAAGGGCGTTGCCATGATGGCGGCGTCCTTTTTGCATGGGATGAAAGGAGGGCGCGGGTATGAGAAGAGCGCTGCATGAGTGCTGCATGCCGGGCTGTCACGCGCTGACGCGCGAACGCTTTTGCGAAGCGCATAAGAAGACGCGCGAACGTGATAGATTGTCGCCGAGTCGCCGCGGCTATAATGCACGGTGGCAGCGTGAGCGTCTTGCGTTCCTCGCCGAGCATCCGACGTGCGAGTGCCCTGAGTGTGTGGCGAGCGGCGCGCCTCTCATGGCGGAGGTCGTCGACCACATCAAGCCACATAAGGGCGACCAAAAATTATTTTGGGACAAGACCAACTGGCAGGCGATGTCAAAGCGCTGTCATGATCGCAAGACGGCGAGAGAGGACGGCGGATTCGGGAACACCCCCGGGCGGTGAAAAAGTTTTCAGACAATTTGCCGTACCGCGCCTTTCCTTTTTCTGTAAAAATTTCGTGTTACAAAGCTGTCAGATTAAACCGCTTGTTCGATGAAAGGAGGTGTATCGCATGGGACGGAACGCAAAACCGATTGAACTGCATCTCGTAAACGGCAACAAACGGCACTTGACGAAAGCCGAGATCGAGCACCGCAAAAGAGCCGAAGTGAAATTCGGCGATTCGAAACTTATTTGTCCCTCGTTTGTGAAAGCACTTCCGGCGGCCGCGAAGAAGTGGCGGGAGATGGTAAAGCTCTATCAGGGCTTCGACTTTGTCCGCTCCGGTGACGTCGGCATGCTTGCGCGGTACTGCGTGGCGTACGCCGAATACCTCGATCTTGTCGAGCACCGGCAGCGCATACGCGAGATCGAGATTGACGGAATGGATGAGGGCCTGCTCACTGCTGTTCTGCCGGAGGTTTATTCACGGCAGCGCGCAGTGAAGACCTTTGAGAAGATCGACTACATCCTCTCGGTTGCGGGTCTGCTCGCGCTCGACAAGGCTATCAACGCGAAGATGGATGCGCTCGTCAAGATGGAGGATCGATTGTTCCTCAATCCGGTTGCCAAAATTAAGAACGTACCAAAGACGCCGGAGAAGAAGCTTGACGCGGCGGCGGAAAGGGGCTTTGACGTATGAGCCTACTCGAAGAACTCGAGGCATATAGTAAAGCCTGCATCGCCGACACTGCGCGCTGCTGTGTCAAGCACCGATGGGCATGCATGCGGTTTCTGCGCGACGTCGAGCGCGCGGACACGGACGCCTACCCGTATGTATTCGACGAGGCGCGGGCGGAGCGTTTCTACGCGTGGGCTCGCCTTCACAAACACACGAAGGGGGTCCTTGCTGGCGAGCCGATCGAGCTTGCGCCGATACAGCGATTTATCTTCGGCAACGTGTTCGGCTGGGTACATCGGGAGACAGGGCTTCGCCGTTTCCGTCGCGCCTACTGGCAGGTGGGGCGCAAGAACGCGAAGTCGCAGAGCCTCGCGCTTGTCGGTGACTATCTGCTTATGGCAGATGGGGAGCCGATGAGCGAGGTGTATATCGGCGCGACGAAGAAGGCGCAGGCCGAGATCATCTACAAGGAAACCGTCGTGATGCTGCGGCGCAGTCCTGAGTTCTTCCGTGGCAAGTGGAACGAGAAATACAGCATCATCACGCATCCGAAGACGGACAGCATCATGCGTGCGCTGTCGAAAGACGACGGCAAGATGGGCGACGGCCTGAGCCCTCACGGCGGGCTGATTGACGAGTACCACGCGCATCCGACGGACGAGATCCTTGAGGTGATCAACACCGGCATGATCGCTCGGTCGCAGCCGCTCTTGTTTGTGATTACGACAGCGGGCTCGAACTTCGGAGGGCCGTGCTATCGTGTCGAGTATCCGCTCGTCGAGAAGATACTAAATCCCGCGCTCGACTTCGACGTTGTCGATTACTTCGTCATGGTCAATGAACTGGATCATGACGAAGCCGGCAATCTGCTTGACGACGTCAACGACGAAACGACGTGGATCAAAGCGAATCCGATAGCTGCGTCCTACAACGAGGGCATCGCGAATATCCGCAGCAAGCTGAACGCTGCGATAGAGAGCCCCGAGAAGATGGAATCGTTCTTGACGAAGAACATGGACTTGTGGGTCAATCGCACTGCCCGGTCCTATATGGATATGGAGAAATGGAAGGCTCGTGGCGCCGTCGATCTTGCGTCGGTTGACTATCGCGGCACTGACGCGTATGTCGGCATTGACCTTTCAAGCAAGATTGACCTCACGTCGGCGGGGATCGTTATCCCGATCAAACATCAAGAACGATGGCGGTATCTTGTACTCGGACACAGCTTTATCCCGGAAGACACGATGCACGCCAAGGAGAAGACCGACCGCGTCCCATATAGCACATGGGCGCGGGCGGGACATCTGACGGTGACGCCGGGCGAGGTGGTCGATTATCGGTACATGACCGAGTGGCTGCTCGCGCAAGCAGACGATCTCGGAATCAACATCCGCGAGATCTGCTACGACCCGTACAACGCCACGCACTACGCGCAGGAGCTCGACGCAGCGGGGCTTACGTGCGTCGAGGTACGGCAGGGCGTCGCAACGCTCTCCGAACCGACGAAGGGATTCCGCGAAGCGGCCTATCAGGGCGACATCCTGCACGTCGAAAATCCGCTCCTTGACTGGGCGATCAGTAACGCGGTGATGCGCGTCGACAGTCAGGGGAACATCATGCTCGATAAAGCGAAGTCAACAAATAGGATCGATCCGATCGCGTCCGTGATGAACGCGTTCACGCGGGCGCTGTCTATGGCGGATACCGATCTTGAAAGTTATATACTCAGCGATGATTTTAGTTTGTGAGGAGGTTGTGAATATGGGTAAGTTATGGCGTTGGGCTGACGACGGTCTGTTGGTGTTCAGCGCGGCGTGTATCGTCGTGGGGAGCACGATGCTTGATCCTATTCTAGGGCTTTTCGTGCTTGGTTTGGTCAGCTTTATTGCCGCGCTCATCATAGCGCGTGTGAGGTCGGACATCGAGGGCGGCGGTAAGCGATGATCCTGCAGAAACTATTCTCCCGCCGCGGCGCCTTCCTCGGTGTGGACGATCCGGCGAGCGATCTGCTGAATCCCGCCGCGTGGCTGATATCCGCACTCAGCGGAGAGGATGGGAGTATCACGGCGAAGCAGGCAGCGCGGAACTCGAACGTATATGCGTGCGTGAGTATCCTTGCCGACGATATCGCCAAGCTTCCGATCCACACCTTCACTGTTGACGGCGGCAGGGACGAGGGGCAGAAGCATCCTGCGGCGCGTCTGTTATACGAACGCGCGAACCCCTTGATGTCCGCGTTCACATTCAAACAGACGCTGCAGGCGCATCTCGGTTTATACGGCAATGCCTACGCGCTGATCGCGTGGGGATCGTCCGGATATCCCGATGCGCTCTGGGCGCTTGATCCGTCCGTTACGGTGCCGCGGCTTGATGTTGGGACAGGTCAGCTGACCTACCACACGCATGACCGCGCAGGGCGGCAGTACATTTTACAGCCGTCTGATGTGCTGCATTTGCGTACGATGACGCTCAACGGCATCGTCGGTGTGCCCCCGTGGAAGACGCTCGTGCCGGAGCTCGACGGACAAAAGGCGACGAAGGAGTTCATTAGGAATTTCTACAAAAACGGCACGCACGTCAGCGGTGTGCTGCAGGCGTCCACGAAGATCGACACGGAGGCGAAGAACAAACTGCGCGGCGAGTGGAACAAGATCTACGGCACGCCCGAGAACGCGGGCAAGGTGGCTGTCCTCGATATGGGACTTGACTATAAGCCGCTCGGCATGCAGCTCGATCAGGCACAGTTCATCGAGACACAGAAGTTCGGCATCAACGAGGTCGCGAAGGTTTACCGCGTGCCGCCGCATAAACTCGCACAGCTTGACCGCGCGACCTATGCGAATGCTGAGGCGATGGGGCTTGACTACATCAAGACGACGCTCCTCCCGATCTTCACGCAGTGGGAGCAGGAGATCAACTACAAGCTGTTCACGGAGGAAGAGCGCGCGAAGTATTACGTCAAGTTCAACGCGGCTGCCGAGCTCCGCGGCGACAGTGCGATGCGCGCGCAGTACTATAAGCAGATGCTCGAGACGGGCGTCTACACGATCAACGAGGTGCGCGCGATGGAAGAGCAGCTTGCGATCGGCGAGAACGGAGACAAGCACTTCGTCTCGCTTAACTATACGACGCTGGATAATCTTGAAGCGCTGCAGCTCGCGAAAGCCGGCTCGGCGCGCTTGAAAGGAGGTGAGGGGGATGGGAGCACAGAGAGAGCGGCGGACGCTGACGACGGCGCTTGAACTGCGGGAGATCGATGACGGTGCGGGAGGCAAGCGGCGTGTGTTCGAAGGCTACGCGCTTAAGTTTAACAGGCGCTCCGAGAACCTCGGCGGCTTTGATGAAGTCCTGCGCGAGAACTGTCTCGACGGCGCGGACATGTCGAACGTTGTTGCACTGTATAACCATGATGCGAGCTACCCGCTTGCGCGGAGCACGGTGCCGAACGGCGAGGGGAGCTTGCAGCTTACCGTTGACGGCATCGGCTTACGCTTTACGCTAACGCCGACCGAAACGAGCTATGCGGCTGACCTCGAGCGCAACATGCGCGCGGGCGTGGTCAATCAGTGTTCGTTCGCGTTTACAGTTGCCGACGACGGGCAGGCGTGGACGTATGATCGCGATGCGGGCACGTATCATCGCGAGATCACAAAGATCGCGCGCTTGTGGGACGTGTCAATCGTTACGACGCCGGCTTACCTGCCGCCGCGAGCGGGGGGGCCGTTGCGGGCGCGCGCGCCTGCGCCGCGGGGAGGGCTGCCGATGAAGCCGCTCGACAGGCGGCTAAGGAAAGAGAAACTCTGAAACGGCGTCTTGCCGTTGAAGTAGAATGTCTAGTTGACTAAAGGAGGATCACACATGAACGAGAAAGAACGGGCTCTGCGCCAGGCCATGGAGCAGAAGCAGGAAGAGATTCGCGGCTTGCTCGAGACGGACAAGCTCAGCGAAGCCGAGGAGAAAACGGAGGAGCTCCGCAAGATGAAGCGCGAGTTCGACGTCATGCGCGAGCTTGACTTGCCGCAGGTCATCCCGCCCGCTGCGCGCGGCGCGGAAACGGTCGAGACGGGCGCGGAAGAGCCCGAGGTGCGCGGCGCCGATGTCCTTGCGAAGCTCCTGCGCGGCCGCGCGATCACGGAGGAGGAAAGCAAGCTGATCCCCTCCGTGCGTGCGTCGGCAGGGCTCAACGAGACGACGGGAGCCGAGGGCGGCTACATCGTGCCCGTTGATGTGCAGACGCGCATCAACGAACTAAAGCGTACGCTGAACCCGCTTGACGCGCTCGTGCGCATCGAACCTGTTGTTACGATGTCCGGCTCGCGCGTCATCGAGAAGTCGTCTGTGATGACCGCGTTCGCAGATGTCGCCGAGTTCGCGAAGCTGTCTGACACCGACAAGCCCGAGTTCGTCCGGATCGAATACGCGATCAAAAAGTATGGCGGTATCCTGCCGATGTCTAAGGAGCTCCTTGCGGACACCGATCAGAACTTGATCGACTACGTGACGCGATGGCTTGCCAAAAAGGACGTTGTCACGCGCAACGCGAAGATCGTTGCCCTCCTCAAGACGCTGACGGCGAAGCCGCTTGCGGACGTCGACAGCATCAAGGGTGTGCTCAACGTTGACCTCGATCCAGAGATCGCGCTGGCCTCTGTGGTCGTCACGAATCAGGACGGGTTCAACTATCTCGATACGCTCAAGGATCTGCAGGGGCGTTATCTCCTGCAGCCGAATCCGCTCGAGCCGACGCAGAAGATGCTGTTCAGTCATCCCGTGCACGTCGTCTCGAACCGGACGCTGCCGACCGAAACGAAGAAGGTTCCGGTCTTTATCGGCTCGCTTGAGGATGCGATCACGCTCTTTGACCGTCAGGCGCTTAGCCTCGAGGGGACGACGGTTGGCGGGCAGTCATTCGAGCGCGACAGCTTCGACATCAAGGGTATCACGCGTTTCGACGTGCGCAAGGTTGATGCCGAAGCGGTTGTCTACGGACAGATTACGCTCGCGTAAGAGAGGAGGCAGGCGGCATGCTGGAGGCCGTAAAGCTGTATTTGCGGATCGACCACGATCATGAAGACGAGCTGCTGCGCGGGCTGATAGCTGCCGCCGTCAGCTTTATCAAAAGCGGCACGGGCGTTGAAGTGCGGGAGGACAACGAGAAGGGAATGCTGATCGTTAAGTTCCTTGTCGCGCATTGGTACGAAAATCGGCAGCTGGCGGGGCAGGGCTCCGAGCTGCCGTTTTCCGTTACCGCGCTCATGCTGCAGCTTGAAACGGAGAAAGGAGAATAGTATGAAAGTACGCGTGTTGATTAAAACCGTCATCAGCGGTCATTGGCTGAGTGTCGGCGATGTGTACGAAGGCACGGAAGAAGAGTTGCGTCTTTACCTTGATAGCGACTTCGTCGAGCCGATCGAAGATCCGAAAGCTCCTGAAGAGGATGCGTCTTCGGCAGAGCCGGAGCGGTTGGAAGAGCCGGAGCAGTCGGAAGAACCCCCTAAGCCCGAAAAGGCGAAAGGCAAGGGAAAGAAATGAATCCCGGCCGTATGCGTTACCGCGTAACCGTACGGAGGCGCATGCAAAAGCCTGACGGCATGGGCGGATATTCGTCAAAGTGGGAGGACGCCGGCCAGTTATGGGCGGATGTGCGGAGCCCGCGCATCCGTGAACAGCTTGCAGCGGGAACTCCCGCGACGGAGCTCACGGGCGAGATTGTAACGCGCCGCGGCGGGGTCGAGATTCGGCGCGGCGATCAAGTCGTCGAGGGACGGCATCGCTATGAGGTGATAGACGTCAAGCCGTATGACCTTGAGACGCAGTGCGCATTGGTGCGGGAGGTGGAGAGCTGATGCTGATCCGAGTGAAAACCGAGAGCATCCGCGAGGTGTTCCTCGCGATCGATAATTACGAAGCGGAGACGAAAGACCGGCTCGCCCGAGCCGTCAATCGCAGTCTCAATGCGATACGCCGCGGTGCGAAAGCTCGTATACATTCGCGCTCCGGTTATCTTGCAAAGCGCATTCGGAAGACCTTCGACGCGCGCGTCATCTCGGGGACCGGGCGGAGCACGGCTCCGCACGCGCATCTCGTCGAGTTCGGAACACACGGCGTTCGAATGGCGGGGAGCAAGGCAAAGCTGCGCTCAACGAATCCCGTCCGCGCAAAACCGAAGGTCGGGCTCTTTGGGCGCCGCGTGCCGAAAGCAATGAAGATTCCCGGCATCGGTTACCGTATGTCGTATAAGCATCACGGATCGAAGGCGCATCCGTACATGAGCCCCGCATTTTCGAGCGAGCGATCGCGGTATATTCAGAACCTGCAAAAGGCCCTGCAGCCGAAGAAGAGGTGATCGAATGGCACGACGGATTCCGCTCATCGCCCTTCAGCGGGCGATCTACAAACGGCTGACGGAGTGTCAGGACGTCCCTGTTTACGACGCCGTGCCGGACGACGTTAACGCGCGGTATGATTTGCCGTGCATCACGTTCGGCGCATTTACCTATAAGCCCGATGGAACGAAGCAGGATGACGTCGCGCATGTGACGCTGCAGCTTGACGTGTGGTCGGCGGAATCCGGCCGCGCGGAAGTGCAGCAGATCACGAACGACATTGCACTGCTCATCGAGCACAGCCGATTAACGCTTGACGACGAGTTTGAAGTCGTCCGGCAGGAGATAGATTTTTTCGAGGCATTCGCCGAGGATCCTTCGGGGTATCATGGTGTAATAACGCTTGCGGCGGATGTGCTCAATACCAAGAAGGAGGAATAACATATGCCGATTACAAAGCTGCCGACGCCCAAAGACGCGGCTCTGCATCTTGCCCTCGGCAAGGATTTCATTCTCGACGTCAACACGGGCGTCGACGAAGATACGCCGACTTGGACGGCGGTCGGCGGCCAGCGCACGACGAAGCTGTCCCGTCAGGCGGACGAGATCGACGCAAGTCATAAGACGTCGGGGAGTTGGAAGGATTCTGCGGCAGGTCTGCGCAGTTGGTCGATGGAGGCGGATGCCGTCGTCATCATCGACGACAAGGGCGCCGAGGCCGTTGACTTCGCATTCACGAATGGTCAGCCGGTGCACTGCCGGTTCCGTTATCCGGATGGGACAAATTACATCGGCTGGGCGGCCGTGACGGAGTTCAGCATTGACACGTCGCACACAGACGTTGCAACGCTGTCGATCAAGCTCAGCGGCAAGGGCCCGCTCAAGCAGGGCACGAAGATCACGGCCGGCGGCTAAACAGTTGGGCGGGGGCGGGAGCACCCGGGTTTGGTATACGGAGGGAGGGACATGGA